AGTTCGGATTGCACCCAACAAAGTTAAATTATCTTCATCACCATAATCCACCACAATTCTATTCCAATTTGCGGTAAATTCAAAGAGGTAAGTGATACCGATTGAAAAGTTATGGTCTAATTCTTCAAAGAATATTTTAGATGCTGCAACTGCTTGTTCTGAAGTAAATGAACCTCTTGATGCTACAACCCATCCACCGTCATACCAAAATACAATGATAAGTGAGCCATCCATCTTTTCATATACATCAAACTCTGAAGTTGGAATATGTTTACCCTCTTCAATATTGAAGAACTTTTTGAAAGGTCTGGCAACTATATTACCATTATCATCGGTTACCAATCCTCTACATTGTAAGGTCACCTCATCCCACAAACCTTCGTATTGGACCTTCTCAGTGTAGTTCCAAATGGTTAAAGGAAGAGTTGGATGGGTCTGATTGTATAACAGTCCATCTTCGTAATATCTATGTAGAGTTTCTAAGTTCATTTATTTTTCAATTTACACAAAAATAAAAAAACTATTTCAGATATTCAAACTTAATTTGTTGAATTTTTAAATTTCCATATGAACCCTGCCGAAGATTTTGTAATATTTCTACAACAATTATTTAATGCTGCATATGATATATTTAATTCTTTGGCTGCTATACGACCATTCGGCCATTCCTTAATAAAATTCATTTCTAAATCAAATTGTAATATTGTCTTTGACCTAGGATGTTTATCACCAGTTTGTCCATACATACTATTATTTTCACCTTGCTTCGATTTAGATATATTTTTTTTATGTTCTTCTGATTTCTTCAATCCTGTTAATGATTTTGACTTTTTTAACTTAGTTTTTAAACTATCTTTACGTCCAATTGCGGAAATACGCATTTTAAGTTTAGACTCATTTGTGTGAGTTCTACCTTCCCAAAATGGTCTAAGTGTACCGTTTTTAACAAGTTCATCATCTTTATGTACTCGGTATGCCTTTCCATTATTATCAATATAAACACCTGTACCCACCGTATGAAACCCCACATCTGGAATATATGAATTCTTATTCAAAACATCATTTTTATGTTTAATAATTAATTCACGTTCATGTTGAATACATGTATTTCTATTATCAAAATCCAATTTAATTATTTCTTTTATTAATTTTGTTTTATCTGGTTTCCAAGTAACCATAGAACCCAAATAATTATCGTACATTGGATGGACATTGCAGGTTCTACTCCCAAAATAATATTCACCTGTCGATGGTAATGTCAGTTTATAAGTATAATGATACATTTATTTACTACTTTATTATAAATATATCATTGATATTCAAAAAAACAATTTTATGTAATCATTTTATAGAATTTGGAAAATATAATAATGTCGGATTTTTACGCTGGATATCAATATCAAGGTAATGTTTCTTGAACTCCATCACATCAAATCTTTTTGTGATTAGATGATAACCATTCTTAGTTGGAATTTTAGTTTCAATCTTTGGACCTTCGGGTCTAATTGCATTAATAAACTCAGAAAGTCTTTCGGCAAATACCGCATCCTTTACATCAATATCAACAATCCATCTCTTCTCACGAGTTTTTAACTGACCAACAACAGAATCAAACAGGTGGTGTTGTTTTAGATTACCATCCTGAATACGTTGAGCTAATGCAACCATCATATTCAACGATACGTCTTTATGATTTTGTTTTTGGATGTGGATATATGCACGAGCCTTAAACATCTCACATAGTTGTTTAATCTCATCATATCTTTTCTCAAGATATTCAACAGATTCAACACAATATGTTTTAATGGTTCTTACTGACTGGTGGTTATCTCTTTCACCTTCAGGTTGGTCCTTCTTTCTCTTAAAAACATAGAGCATGTAGAAGTCACCCTCATCACTGAAGTTCAATAATTCTTTGATGTGTTCTATGTTGTCAATCATTTTTATTCTGACATTAATATTATTCTTCATTTTTGTAAAATACATCATATAATTCATCCCACTTTTGATTGTATTGGTCCTGAACCTCTTGAGGTAAGGTTTCCATTAGTTCGTTATCAACCCAATCATTAAAAACATATCCAAATTTTAAATCTCTCAGATATGATTCACAATAGTGACCATCAGGATGTTGTTTACACATAGTTGGAGGACAACAACCCTCTTCACCACATCCACTACAAATAGGACAGTAAGGTGAATAATCCTCATCTGTATTGTTATCCATATTTTCCACCAATTTTACAGTTAGACCATCATAACTATGGATGGACCATACCCCACCATTAGGAGGTGTCGGTAACGGAAAACTTAACGTGTCCCAATTCTGAGAGTCGTTGGTGTCGGCAATAAAGGTATTATCAGTGGACACACCACAATTCATATACCCTTTTGGAATTTTTATTTCAATCATTTTATTTTCAGTGTTTCCAACCCATTCTTAAACTACTCAAAGGAGTAAGTGCTGAGGTAAAGTTCATAAAATTATCCCATTCACCTGCACAACTATAAACAACTCTTACAGATGTGTTGGTATGGTCGGGAATTTCTTTAACCATACCATTTTCATATTGTGATTCATCACACCCCTCAAATGGAATGTAATGAACTTTATCACCAACCTTTAATTTTGATATGTCAATCATAATTTCACTTCAAATCTATTTTTCATTTGTTTCAATTTATCTTCTGGTACTCCGTGCTCGTTGACTCCACCGTGACGGTTCTCAACAATTAAAGAGAATACCGTATAACCATACTTTTCAGCAAGTTCATAGTAAGGTTTCATCTCCCATTCTTGAGTGAATGTATTAGAGACTACAATAGTTGGTGTTGCATCCTCCATTTCATGTTCAACTTGGTTGCGGCACCATTCGTGTGCATGTTTAAGTTTAGTACCATCGAATTTGTACTCGCCGTTTTGCATGAAATACATGTCGGCTTCGTAGTGTTCTCCACCAAGTCTTTTGGCTACAGTGGACTTACCAGCTCCTGGTAAACCTCTTAATAGGAATAACTTTTTCATATTATATTCTTTTTTCGTGATGGTCTTTTGGTAAACATAGTTTTTTAATTGGTCTATCTTTTAACAAGTTAATAACCTCAAACAATCCTAAGGGATAATATCCATTTCCATCAACACCAACATCCATTGCTCGTCCTTCAGAAATTCTTAAGTTTGGTGGTAAGTGAACGTGTCCGTGTAAATGAATTACATTACGAGCCATACCATCCCAACTGGCAATTGGAAAGTGCATCAACACAAATTTGAATTTGTCCATTTCACCTTTTCTACGTTCACTAGGTCTTCTTAAATCCAAATTAATGTAATGGTTAACTGATGAGAATAAATCCTGAACACCTCCTTTATTTCGTTCAATGTGGTGGTCGTGGTTCCCAAGAACCAAGTGGATATTCTTACATAAGATTCTGTTTCTAAACTCAGCAATATTATCAAATCCACCAAAAGACCAATCACCCAAGTGAATTAAAATATCATTCTCATCAACCACCTCATTGATGTTATTTACTAATGCATCGTTCATTTGGTCAAGTGATTTAAAATCACGAGTCAAGTTATCGTCAGACCAGTTTGATGTAGCACGACAAATATTTGAGTGACTATAATGAGTGTCACTAGTAAAGAATATGTTCTGTCCTTTTTCTAATATCAATTTCATGGTACAAAGATAAAACAAAAAGTTGAAATAAAAAACCCCCCACCTTAAAAAAGATGAGGGTTAAAAGAAATATGTATTTTTTACATATTACTTCTTGGACTTCACAATCTCATCGATAATCCCATAGTCTATTTAAACTTTTGATAAACTCTACATATTTATTAATATGGGGGATAAAGTAACATACATATACGGTTTAACTGAAAACGATAAAATTAGATATATTGGAAAGAGTAATAACCCAAAAAAGAGGTTATCCGAGCATATTAGAGAGGCTAAAAGAATACAAAAAACACATAAACAACGATGGTTGTATAGTTTGATACAGGAAAACAAATCAATTGGTATTAGAATATTAGAAATAACAAATGACGATGAATGGGGTGAAAGAGAGAAGTATTGGATTAATCATTACGGTTTAAATAATTTAACCAATTATGAGTTAGGTGGTAGAGGTGGTAAACCAAAAAAGGATTGGTTACCGTTTAATGATGCTAGAGAGTTAGTTATGTCATTATCGTTGGAAAATGTGAACCAATGGAAATTACATTGTAAATCAAAAGATAGGAATGAGTTTATCCCGTGTTATCCGAATAGTGTATATAAAAATGATGGTTGGGTTAGTTGGAGTGATTGGTTGGGTACTGACTTTATTGCAACACAAAATAGAACATACTTATCTTTTAGTGAATCAAAAAAAATAATACATAAATTAAATCTACCCTCACAATCTAAGTGGTTTGACTACATTAGGAAAAACACTATAGAAGGAATACCTAACCAACCAAACAGGGTTTATCGTAGTGAATGGGTTAGTTGGGGCGATTGGTTGGGTACTGACTTTATTGCGACACAAAATAGAACATACTTATCGTTTAGTGATGCCAAAAAGTTCATACATAAGTTAAATATTAAGACTCATAAATATTGGAGAGAGTACTGTAAAAAAGATAAACCTGAGTATATCCCTAGTAATCCTAATGTTGTGTATAAAGATGAGTGGGTTAACTGGAATGATTGGTTCGGTATCAACATACTACCATTTCAACAAAGTAGAAAAATAATCCACAAATTAAAAATTAAATCAAATAAAGAATGGAGAGAGTGCGTTAAAGAAAATAAAATACCCGAAAACATACCAACCTCCCCAAAAACATATTATAAAAATGAATGGGTTAGTTGGTATGATTGGCTCGGTAAGTAGTTTATTTTCTATATTTTGATTGTACGACTTCGTCTATTATTCCGTAATTTTTTGCCTCATCGGCAGATAACCACAAGTCACGAGAAGCGTCTTGCTTCACTTGCTCAGGGTCCTTACCACAGAACTCACCCAAAAGACCAAACAGAATGTCGTTTAACTTCTTCCATTCGTTCATAGTGATTTCTGCATCTTGGATGTTACCCACGGCACCTCCTGATGATTGGTGTAGCATCGTGCGAGAAAAACGAAGTGAGGAACGTTTACCTTTAGTTCCAGCACCCAATAGGATTGAACCCATTGAAGCCGCCATACCTGTATTAACGGTGATGATGTCTGATTTAATATAATGCATCACATCCACCATTGATAGTCCTGATTTTACCGAACCACCAGGTGAGTCGATGTGCATGGTGATATCCATATTATCAACTGAGTCCAAATACATAAGTTGTGCTTGAACCACCGTTGACATCGCATCGTTAACAGGTCCTGCAACCCACAACAGACGGTCTCTCATCAATCGTGAGAAGATATCCAACTGAACCGCTCTCATCTCCCTTTCTTCCAAGATGTAAGGTGTCATGGAACCTTCAAGTTCCTTTTGAATGTGGTGCATCGTTAGTGATGACAAATTGTGTTCGCTCATTGCGTACTTCTGAAAATCTTTTCCGTAATCCATATGTTTTAATTAATTTTTTGTAAATATAGTAAAAG